GATAACCTCAACATTACAACCAATCTCTAGTTCTAATGCTTCGATGTATGCCATATTGTGTAGAGTTGCTCTACTAATAGTGGCTTCGCCTATCACACATGGCTCTAAAATCGCAACTGGTGAAACAGCACCTGACTTCCCGACATTCCATTCAACGTCCAAGAGTCGAGTAACTACTCCAGCCTGTCTTGTTTTTAAAGCGAAACTACCTCTAGGGTGGTGTGCTGTGTAGCCTAATTTTTCAAAATATATATTAGAGTCGACTCGTACAACTTTACCGTCCTGAGGGAATTCACGATAATCACTTTGTGTGACAGTGTTAAATCCCATTTCTTTTACCATGCCCATATCGGCAGTCCACTCAGCACAAATTGCTGGTTGAATACCATAAGCTATAAATGTTAGGTTACGGGATTTAAATTCTTCTAAGTCTTTTAGATTCAAAGCACCACTTGCATAGTTTCTAGCATTTGGTATTGTTTTAGGAGCAACGATTTCTCCAGTAATCTGTTTGACACCTTTGCTCCATATTTCATTTGGCACTAAAGACTTTATTTTATCAGTAATATCTAGCCCTGCTTTACCATCTCCACGAGTTAACGCCTGTGTTAGTACGCCTTCTATATAAGTTATAGACACAGCTGCACCATCCATCTTGGCAGTCATTATGTGTGGTTGATTGATATCCCAATTAGGTTCTTCATCTTCGCCTACAAAGACTTTCTGAAGTGAATACATTGGGAAGGGGTGTTTAAATCTTTCCTCTGTGACATCATACCCAACTTTATTTTCAAGTTCGGTATTTTCCACGAGTCTATCGTATACTTCGTCAGGCAATATTGGATTGCCTTCTGCATACTTTTGATTACACAATTCTAGGTATTCTGTCTTGTTCATATGAATATTATACAGAATTTTTAAGGATTTGTCAAGGACTATTTTTTGGTGCTATAGGTATATCTCGTCTAACACTTCTTTGAAATGAGTTTCTAGTACTCCTTTGACTTCTGATATAGAAAGTATCTCTACTAATGCCTCAAACAGTCCACGACTATTATTAAAATCTAAAGGCATGGCTATGCCGTCCTTAGTAGGTTTCCATTCTTCGTCAAAGTCTTGATAATATTTTCTAATATGTAAATACTCTGTTCCACGAAAGGTATTTATCATAACGAATACTTTTTCATGTTTAGCTTCGTTATAACTTATTTCCTTTTCATAAACAGCAGGTGCTTCATGTAATTCTATCATTTTTCAATATCCTTGCTAAAGGAAGAATAGAAGTTACACTCTCAGGAGATAATAGTCTATAGGAGTCAGTATCCCAGCAAAACAATAGAACTTGTCTATCGCTTGGCTTTGCTCTGTTCCTTTTTTCCTGTATATATTTATTATCAAAATCTCTAGTGCAGACATTATATTTCATTCTGCGACTATTTTTGCTACGATAGGTGACTACAGCGTCACCAGCATCGTCAATTTTTTTAACAAAATCGTCTTTTTTCATGCGTTCCTTGTTGGTAGGTTAATATCTATTACCGTCCAATCATGGTATCGCTTTGTAAGGTGATTCTTTTAGATGCAAAAAAGTGCGGGCAGTCCGAAGACTACCCACATTCCAGGGGTATTAATCGTTAAGTTTGTTGATTAAGTTTGTGAAGTATACAGCTGCTTTACCTGTAAGTTTACTTACAATAGCACTGTCTGCTTCTTCGCCTGCATCACTAATAGCTTTAATCAAACCATCTTGTGCAGCTGCGACATTTACTCTGCCACCGCCACCACCTGATGAGGATTTGACTGCTGGTGTTTTCTTAACATAAACACCTGCTTTTGTTAGAATCATTCTGACTCCATTTGGGCTCTCGCCTAATTCTTCAGCAATATTCTTAACAATCTCCATGCTATTTTCTGGAGTTGGTTCTTCAGCAGTATACATTTCAACTGCTTGTTCTTTACTTTCGTCTGTCCACGCCATAGTTCTTTTCCTTTTTAATTTATAGTTTTGTTTGTATTCGGCAAGAGTGTAAGTACTGCGATAACCAGGACACCAACCTGTGGTCTCTAGCATTTGTGTGTAATACCTGTCGCTCATTGCTTATTTCCTTAATATAAATATATTATACAAGAATTTTAAGCATGAGTCAAGAACTATTTTTTAGTAGCTAAAACCAAAGTGATTAAGCTCATCTGAGTACAGATGGAATACTACCTGTATACTCTTTAATGTATACCAGTTTTTATAGTCCGTTATTGAAGATAGACCTTCCATAATTGATGTATCTTTTGGATGTAGGTTCAATAATTGTAATTCATTTTTCCAATCTTTGAAATCAATAAAGTGGTCGCAGTCTTTATAAAGTTTCTTTTGGCAAAGTAAATTACCTTCTAGCAACCAATTATCAAATCCTATGAAGTCAAGACTGTGTATATAATTCCACACAGCTCTTTCATATGTATCTCTAACTACAGCAATCTTTTCATCGCCATACTCCAGTATAAGGGATTGGCTCATTTGTTTACTAAGGTACGTAAAGCTTGTAGCTTTTCATCAGCACTTGCAAGTTGCTCTATCCATTTATCAAACTCAGGTAATAAATCAGAGTGTTCTCCAATACCTACTGAGTTTTTAAAATATGTTTGTAGTACTGCTTGTGCTTCTTTAATCTGTGCTATATACTTTGCTTCTAGTGCATCGTAGTAAGGGTTTCCTATATACGCCATTAATCTTCTCCTAATAATCCTTTCATAAAACTAATTTTAAATCTTCTTTTTCCTTGCTCTGACAACATTGGTACTACCATCAATGGTACTAATGCAAAAGATAAACCAAGTAATACTACCCAACATAATGTTTTATATTGAGAGATTAAATTATCTTTTGGTATCATAGCCATAAGGGGTACAAATATTGTCCACAGTTGTATTAGCCATGCAGAAACCCACACAGCTGCTATATATTCCATATATTTCCTTTTTACATATACTCTTGTAAATGTCTTAGACTGCCCATCTCGTATGAAGCTAAACAATATTGTTTGCCTGCATGACTTAGATATGGAAAGTACGTATCTTTTAAATCTTCTTGTGTACACTCTATTGTATTTACTAAATACACTCTGTACCCTCTTTCATCTGCCAATTCAGGCTTAAGCTCTTTTTGTACTATCGCTGGATAGTTTTGTCTAATTGCCCAAATCTTTTCTTCAGGCTTAAACTCTTCTGATACGCATTGCTCTGGAAGCATTGCGTTTCTTCTTCCTTCATAGTCTGTCATTGAGAGCTTCTGAGGTACTCCAATTCTATCAATGATACCTTTTACGAAAGCAGGAGAACGATACAACCCTTTGGCTATATCTGATACTGTAGCTCCTTCTAAGTACATCGCTACTGCGGATGAAATCTCTTGTGGTGTTGCTGCTTTACCTTTGTTCTGTGCTTTTCGTTTTGCACGAAACTCCATAGTCTCGTTAAATTCTGTTATAATATTACTCAATCTTGTTGTGTTGTAAGCAATATTTAATATGCCACAAGCTTCCTTCTTGGTAATAGGTTTACTACCATCCGTTGGATTTAATAACTCAATTACCTTGGTTATATTCGCTTGTGTAATCTGTTCGTGTTTTTTTATTCTCATCTATTTTTGACCCCATCAAAATTATTCCATAATGCAGAATCTTTAATAAGTCCTGCTCGTTTCTTCCTTCTTTCTTTCCATAGCGTTGGGCGTACTTTATAATGTTGCCTAGGCAAAAGCCTTCGCCATGACCAGCGTCGAAGATGAACTCCGTTGACTGGATTTTATTCATACTGTAGTGTTGGTCGTATGTTCCCAATATATGATTACGTAGTTTGTTTAGGACTACATCTTCACTAAATTTATATTTATCTTCTTTATAATTACTCATTAATCCTCCAAATTAGTTGGGTCCATTTGTATTTTTGCTGGTGCTTCATACCATTGTATACTGGCATTTTCTGCCCACTCTATATACTTCTCCTCTATCTCTAGTATTGCCATAAAAGTTTCATATCTTCTATGTGTTTTTGTCTGCATAGTATCTGTAAACATAGGTTGAAACAAATGAACCTGTTTATCAGACTCATATGTAGTAGTACTAATAGATAAGCTAGGTAAATCTAATCCCCAGTAGTAAGAGTTCCACTTTTGTTTCTTACTCCACAACCACCAAATACTTTCATCACACATATTGTTATCTAGTAAAGAATATAACGCCCATGATTTGAAAGCATCTGTTTGTAGTGCCTTTGGACAAAAACTAAATATAAAAGATATATTCCAAACTTTTTCTTTTTCTATTAAAGTTTCTATATCCATATCTAGTTCTTCTTCTATGTCCCAAGTATATGTATGGGGTCTAAGAGTGTCTTCTCTACCTCTCTTGTGCATAAATGTATGAGATACATTTGGAGTTTCTTTTCTACCAAAAGCCCACACAAAAGAGAAGGGATTATTACCAAGCAGTCTCTTTACTTCCAGCAAAGAACTCTTTAAACTATCTACTTTTCCTAAGAAAAATAAATCTGCATCTACAAAAGTACAAGACTTATAATCTTTTATAAGTGTATGACAAGTAATAACTTGTTTATAACAAGCAGCCTCGCCATTGACACGAACTATATCATGCTCAAATAATAATCCTTTCAATTCTTCTTTTGCTTTTTCCCAAAGTTTTGCTTCTACAAAAACCATAATTTTACAGCGAGGAGCTACTAGTCTTAGACTCATTATAGAATATCTAAGATAAGTGAGATATATCTCATTGCCATACACTGTGTATAAAAAACAATGATTGTATGGTTTGTCCCATAAAAACTGAACTATAGGCGTATTTTTTATCGCCTCTTTATGTTTTTCTTGTAGTAGTATTTCATCATGTAAAATAGTCTTTTCTAATACTCTTACTAGACTTGCATTTGCTTTTAACACTACGCTTCCTCATAACCTTTTTCTACTCCAGATTTTTCTGCATAAAAGAAAAATATCTGTATTAGTCTACCAGTTTCTTTGTTAAGACCAAACCCTGGATTAAAAGGCGCATGCCAATATGTAGCAGGGTAAACTACTATTCTGTTGTACATATTCCCAACATAAGTATGTAGCTTAAAGTTAAGGTCTGTATCGTCTACTTGATTTTGAAATAATTTACTTTTCTTATAATCGTATTCTTTACTTGCCCAATTCTTATGACTCTGTACATCAGTAAACAATCCTGTCCCATACTTTAGAGAAGGGGCTATGTCATTGGGTGTAAGATAAAGAACAGCTGCAAACATCTGAGCTTGTAAGTCTTCGCTTCTTTGAGTCTCATGATTACCTTTATCTTGGTGAATCCAATTTTTATAAGGTTCACCATCACTAGACTCTTCTTTGCCTAAAGTAAATGCAGCATTACTATTGTTAACAGGAAAGTTTACTATCTTTCTGTTAATTAGTTTTTCTATTTTATTCTTACAAAATAGTCTGTTTGTTGACGAGAAAGTACCTAATGTTCTTTGCCCTGCAAACATAAGTTTCTTACCCTTTACTCCAGGGTGAAAAAACATTTCTAATACTTGTTCTCTTACTTTATCAACATCAGGATAGAAGTCGTCTTCAATTACTATCATTTTAGTAATTCATCAACTACATCTATTCCACCCTCTATTTTTGCGAGGTACTCTTTTTTATCAGCTAACTTTTTCTCAAGTATGCCAATCTCAGCACTAACCTTTTCATGTTGTACTTGTAAGTTTTGTTTTACTACTTCTGCTTTTCCCATAACTCTTGGAGGCTCCTCTGCCACTGCTATTAATTCTGATAAGTTCATGATGAATGTCTTTTACCTTGCATTCTTACGCCATTTAATAACTTATACTCTTCTCCATTGCTTTTTCTAATAACGATTGGTCTTTTAGTAAAGTAAAGATTATTTAGTCTTTTAACTATTTCTTTATGTCTATCTTCTTCGCTCATGTTATCTGAAAAAACCATGGTCATTCCATTTACTTCTAGCTTCATTTTGCTGTTATCCTTTCCTCATAGTCGGCGTAATCTTCATTCCACCAGTGAGGCTTGTCTCTGTGAGACCATGCTGCGAACGTAGCTTTGTCTAGATGATAGTAGTCCCGATAGCTTTGTATCGGATTCTCATAATCTTTCAACTCATCTGGCATTGCTAGTCCAAATTCTGTAAATCCAAGTCTGGGCATATTCTTTGGCTCAGGTAGTTTATTTACTACTTCCACTATGGATTTGTGTTGTTTACCATAACGATAGTGGTACTCATCATTTAACGCGTTAGCGTAACAATGAGTCCACTCAAAGTTATCCAAGCTCGACCTTACCCATATCGTACACGGATGATTATACATCATTGGTAAGTATGGCGTGAGCGGTCGCTGGTCAAGCGGTAGGTGCTTAATCTTGGCTTTCTCACTATTTAGTACCTCACGTTCGTCCTTGTCAAGCGCACGGGGTACAAAACCTAGTTTGGCATCAATCCATATC